TCCAAATACTCCATTAACTATATTTAAGGCTGTATTAGCTACTCCTAAAGCTCCATTAAAAATATTTAAACCTGTCTGAGACTGAACAGGATTAATTAATCTAGTAGTTAGATTAACTAATCTATTTTGTCCTTGTTCATTATTATATTTAACTACGGCTTCGTATTTGGTATTTTCATCTTGTATAGGTAATAAACCGTGACGATTAAAATGACCTCCAAATGCATTAACTGGGATTTGAGCTAAAGTATTTAATCCTAAGTTATATATTCTTGTAGGACCTAAGGTATTACTTAAATCACTTAATGTATTTCCAATAAAACCTAATATACCTTGTCCATTACCAATTTGAATTTTTTTAGTTTCAATAGCTGGATTAGATAATTGTAGTCCTACTTGTTTAGCTAAAAACAAAGGACCTCTAGGAAAATCTGTAAGGAATTTACTCACCCTTAAGGTATCTTCAAGAGAATGCCCTAAGGCACCTAAGGCGCCTCCTCTTATTAAACCATCGTCAAATACAGGTGGACGATCCTCAGGTATAGCTTTTTGAATATATGGTTGCCCACTACTATCACCTCCAGGTTTATCATTTCCGTATTTAAGAGATTTAAGATTAGTCTTTAAATCTAATATTCCAGGCATATATTAATATCTCCCTTCTTGAGGTCCTAAATCAGGATATTTTCTTCCGGGTAATGATTTATAAATAGTTGATACTACTGAACCTGGTAAACCTGCTTGGTAGTTATTAGGTGCAATAGGATCTGTTTCATCCAAATGAGATTCTTCTTTAACAGTTGTATTTCCGTTTTTATTAAAATCTACTAATTTTACATTTGGAACTGAATTAATAGAGTAAGTATTTTGAAGCTTACTAGCTGCAGGATCTAAATTATTTGTAGAATCTACATATCCCCAATTTGATATAAATTGTTGAGGATTAAATCCATTTCCTTGTAAACTTAATGTACTTTTTGTTAGTTGATCTAGTACTGATGCCATGGTTATTGTTATTTTATATAAATATTAAATTTTTATGCGGTTTTATAGGAACCTTGTGTTAATAGGGTACCTACTTTTCTACCATCAAGATTAATAGTAGTATCTTTTTGATATAATCTATCTACAGATGCTTTTACGTCGTTTATTGCTTTTATCATTGGAGATAAATCTACACCTGATGAACTTCCTTTATCAAATAAATTAGTACCTGCCACCACTGTATCTTTATTATTTAATGCTATTGCTCCTTCAGGTCCTAGTAGTGTACGATTTCCATATCCTGGAGAAACAACATCATCTCCTTTAGTTAAATTTTCAATTCCTGCTCCTATTAATCCAATAGCTAATAGTCCTCCTAAAGCTGCTACAGGATTTAAAAATACAGCTATTGCTCCAACTAATAATGCTATTGTTTTTAATACACCCGCTAATCCTGTAAATGTACCTGTTATAGTGTCAATTAATGAATTTAACCATGAAAATGGTTTAGTTATATACGTCACTAAAGATAATATATCCGTTAATAAATCTAATAATTGACCAAATGGTCCTTCTACTAGAGTTCCTACTATATCTTGTAATTTTAAAATAGCATTATTAAATTTTTCTTGTATATTTTGACGCTCTAAAGCCTTTTTAGCATCTTCTTCATTTAATTGAGCTAAAGATTTACCCGCTTGTAAAGCTTCTTCTCTACGTCTAAGTTGTTCTGCTAATTGATCTGCTTGTAAGCCAAAAGATTCTGCTAATGCCTTTTGAGCAATAACATTCATTTGAGCAAATTTAAAAGCATCAATTCCTTGATTAGCTATTTCTTGTGCTACTCCGGCTATATCACCTCTCAAAGCTAATTCTCTAGCTCTTTCTAAGTTTAATTGTTTACCTATTAATAATTCAGCTTTTAATTCACTTCCTATTGAAGATTCAAAATCTAATAAATAACTAGAAGTAGATTTAGCTTCATCTAAAGATTGACCTAATGCTTTTATTTGAGCAACACTTTTAGCAATCAATTCGGGATTATATCCTAAGTTTGCTGTTAGTTGTCCTGATACTTTTGCAACTTCCGCTAGTGTAGCTTTTAAAGGTAACCCTACTTTATATTGATTTGAAATAGCTACAATTCCTTTAACATATGAATTATAAATAGCTTCTGACGATTTACCTGTTAAAATAGATAATCTGTAAAATTGAGCGGCTTCATCGCCAGCTAAACCTACTTGTTTAGTTAATTTAACCTGTGTATTTAATATATCTTCTGAGTACTCAGATGTGTAACCAGTCGTTTCACTTATTTGTTTAAACGCATCTACTAAATTAGTTGTAGTAATGTTAATATTAGTTGAATCACGAGCTATTTTTCCTATATTATATCTATAGTCGTCAGTATTGGAACCCAATGATTTCCCAATTTCTGTTGATTGAGCTATAAATTTACTTGCTTTATCAACAATAAAACCTAAAGCTAATGCAGCCCAATTTATGCCTTCTAAAAATCCTTTTATTCCGGCTCCCCATATTTTAAAAACACCACCACCCTCTTTAGCCTTATCAGTCATTGCTTCCATGGCTTTATCAAGATTAAGAACATCTCCTATAATAGGAATTTTCTTTAATCCTTTAAATATTCCAAAAAGAGGTTGTAACTTTTTAGCAAAAACATCAAATTGTTTTAATTCTTCTTTTTGTAATTTAATAATATCCTCAATTGTATCTTTTTGTTCTTTTAATAATTCATTAAGATTAGATAATTCTTTTTTTCTTTTAGAATTAGTTGTTAACTCAATTTCTTTTTGTATAGCAGATATTTGACCTTCTAACGCCTTAGATAAACCTTCTTCAAGTTTTTTAATTTCTTGAGTAATTTTTTTACGAGACAATTCACCTTTAATTGCTTTACCAATTATACCATTTGTTCTAAGATAAGCATCCTGGATTTCGTTTATGTGTTTTCTAACACTTTTTAAAGTTTCATCTGTTCTAGCTTTTATAGATGTATTAATATTCTTTAGTTTAGTCATAATATCACTAGCTGCATCTCTGAAAATTGCAGTTAACGATGATAACTCATCTTTAATATCATCAATATCTTGTTTGGGATCTAGGTTAGGATTAATTGCCATATGTGTATAAATATTTAAGACTCCTATTTTTTAGGAGCCTTAGCGACATAGTCTGGAGTTATATCTAGTTTATGCACGGGTTTTTTATTTATATTTAATTCTTGTTGTTGTTTTTTTACTTTTTCATTTTGTTCTTCGTAATGCTCTTTCAACATATTAAATGTGAATATTCTTAACCAAATAGGCATATTATATATAGTATCCCAATCATATCCTCCTTGTCCATTAAATACTATTTGATGAATAAGTCTAAATAAATTAAGTCTATATTCCTGCGTCAGGCCAAAAAAAGTTAACATCTATTGGGATATTTACACCCTCCCCTGTGTAATTTTCATCCTCTGGCATAAATTTAAGAATAATATCGGGTTGTATTTTTTTATAGTATTCTCTAAAAGCTCTAGAATCTTTTGCTATTAAGTAATTATCTATAAAATCTCTGATTGATTTTTGATCTCGCTTTCCCTCTACAGAAGTAATCATATATTTAAGACGAGTAGTTAAATCAAATGAACCTTTAGGAAATGCTTTAGCTAATCCCTTTAATTCATCCTCTATTTTTTTCTCATCTCCATGAGTTAATAATTTAAATGTTATTTGATTACCGGAGTTAGGTAATTCAAATTTAAATTCGTTCGTTCCTTTCGTAAATAAACTTTCATCTAACTCTTTAGTTTGTAAAGTTTGTAAATCTATTGTTACTTCTTCATCTTTATATGTGAAACTATAGTCTTTTCCATAACCTAATATACGAGCAGCTACTAAGATAGCATTTTTATCCCCCATAACTAAATCATCATAATTAATTTTAGAAACTATTAAAGATTGTAATAATTTATCAATAACTGTTCCGTTTTTTATAAAATTTGTATTGGTAAGAATATCTTCCTCGCGAGCCGTCATATATTTCATAGATATAGAACCTGATGATAGCGGATTAGACTCGGGGTATACTAGACCTTTTGAGGGCAACATAACTATTTCTGTTGGTAATTTTAATTCAGCCATATTATATCTTTTGATATAAATATATACTATTCATCTTCTTCGTCCAAATTTATATCGAGTCTTTTAAGATCTGATGGACTTTTAGAAACTTCAAAATCATAAACCTCATAAATATCCCCCATATATGACAGTCTTAATTTAAGATTTTTATTAGGTTCTAATACAAATCCTATAACGGTACATGATGTTTGGTCAGGATCATCTTTCATATATATTGATTGTCCATATTCAAAAGGGATAGTAACTTTCATATTAATTGTTTACAATAAATATTTTATAAAGTAAAAATGCTCGAATAAATCGAGCATTTCTTTTAAATTTAAAATTATTTTAGAAGTTTAATACAGCATAATCAATTGCAAGAGTTAATGCTAATGATATATAACTATCTGCGGCAAAGTCATAATCACCAAAAGTAGCAGTTTTTACATATGCTCCTTTAAGATGCCATTCTCCAACAACATCCCCTGGAGGTCCAATTATATCAAAAGTTATATCTTTTTTATAAAAATCAGAATAACCGTCTCTACCTGTTACTGATTCGTGAGCTAAACGAGCCCATTCCATTACGGCTTGAGCACCTGAAGGTGTTATAGGATCATATAATTCAATATTAACATCATTCCATCTAACTTTACCTTTAACTTTACGATAAACGTTGATATGATCTAATACAATTTCTCCTGCGTCGAATCCTGGAGCTACAACCTTTTTTATCATATATGATGGAATACCATCAATATACATTATAAAGCGATTTTGAACTTTAGGCTCAAACGCTGTAAACATTATTTCATTTGGGTTTAATACTGGCATTTTTTAATTATTATTTCTATTAATAAATATTATTAATTATGACTTATTGTGGAAAAGTTGCACCAGTAGGAAGAACATTAAAGTCTAATACTATAAATTCAGCTGTTTTAGTTGGTTGAATATATATTTGTCCTACTAATTGATTTCTATCAATTACATCTGCTGTATTATTAGAATCGTCCATTACCACTTTATAGGCATATAAACCTTGACGTTGAACTACTGAATCTAAATATGGGTTTACTTGTGATAGAAATCT